TATAAAAAAGTACAGCCATAAAATAAAAGTATTTCATGATAGATGGTTAAAGAAACCAAAAGAAGTGGAGATTTCATTACCATATGTTCCACAAGATTTTACCAGACCAGATGAAGTTGTTGAATCATTTCATATTGATTGGGAAGAAGAAAAGAAAAAGGGCAGCAGTTAGCTGCCCTAAGGGAGTTATAAAGATGGATTATGTTATAAAAAAATAATATTGCTTTACATTTTTATAGTCAAGTAATATAATTTTTTTTATTGAAAGGGATACACATGAATCGTAAAGGCTTTATTGGTGGATCAGATTGTGCAAAGATTATGTCTGGAGATTGGCATGATCTATGGCTAGTCAAGACTGGTCAAAAAGAACCAGATGATTTATCATTTAATCACCCGGTACAGATAGGTATTCTCACAGAACCATATAATCTTTTTGTGTTTCAACAAGAGTATGATGTAAAACTCGAGAACTATCAAAAAGAATATACTATGAATTGGAATGGTGTACCATTGAAAGGTACAATAGATGCTTCAGTAGTAGGTATGCAAGCTATTGTTGAAGCAAAGCATACAAGCTCATTTAATAAATTAAATATACAGATCGATAGATACACACCACAGATACAGTTTTATTTGTGGCTATCGAATACTAACTTATGTTATTTCCCAAACTTTTTTGGTAACGGAAATTCATGGAGATGTGGGGTCATAGAAAAAGATGGAGAGTATATTGATAGGCTCAAGAATATACTACCAAAGTTTTGGTCACACGTAATTAATAATATTGAGCCAAAAGAAGGGATACACAATGTCGAATAAAAGTAATTTAAACTTATGGACTGCAGTTGAAAAAACTAATCCAGCACATACAAGAAAGGCACCAAGTAAGTTTGGCAAAACTATTAACACCATAGATGCTATGCATCAGATTAGAAATGTTACCGAACAGTTTGGTCCAGTTGGTAGTAAATGGTCATACACTGTAGAATATGATTATCCTACACTTGGGAATATTATGATGGTGATTGCAAAAGTTACTGTCACTACAGTATATGGATCATTTGGACCTGTAGCTGGAGCAAGAGCTATGATAAATCTTGATGCACCCAAAGCAAAAACAAATGATGATGCACCAAAGATGGCACTTACAGATGGTCTTACAAAAGCAATATCACATCTAGGTTTTAATGCTGATGTGTTCTTAGGAAAATTTGATGATAACAAATATGAGGATAATAAATCATGGTAGAACAATACGATAATAAAAATAGTGGTGCTTGCTTTAAGCCTTACAATCAAAATGATAGATTGATATTGAGTGGCAAACTTGATATTGATGGAACTGAACATAGAGTTGTTTGTATAAATGAAGAAACAAAAAATGGTACAAAGGTAGTTCAAGTATATACAAAGCTATGTACTCTTTGGAATAATGAAAAGACAAATGATAATCAGCCAGATAAAAGTGGACCTCTCGAAGAAAAATTTAATAAAGATACTCCATTAAAAATATCTGCATGGAGAAGAAAAGATAAGAATGGTAATGATTATCTAAGTCTAAGTATATCTGAGAAGATGCAAAAGAGAACTGAGTTTGATGGTGCATATCAACATATGGAAGAAAAGAAAACTCCAATAGATGATGATATACCATTCTAATAAAGTATGGCTGTGGTTCGTGTATCCCAATTCCTCCACAGCCATACACCAAAGATGGAGTAATAAATGACAAGAGCGCAATTCCTAAGAGAAGTCGGAGATACACTAGATAAAAGGCAACACGTCTATGGTAATCCAACTGACAATCTTAGAGCGATAGCTAAGTGTTGGTCAGAATATAAAGATATGAATTTCACTTACTTGGATGTATGCATTATGATGATACTCACAAAAGCTATGAGATTAAGACAGCAGCCTAATCATGAAGATTCATATAAAGATATTGCTGGTTATGCTACATTAGCTATGGAGTTTATTGAGAAAGCTCAAAGTGAGGACCATCAATAAAAGGTCTACGACCTTGTCCTTTTCTTAGATCAATATAATCATCCATTGCATCTTGCATTGAACCATCATACTCTCTGATATCTGGTATATGCCAGGCACAACCCCAACGAATACCTACATCACATATCTCTGCTGCTCTCTTCATGGCATCTGCAATGTTATCATAAAGATTCAGCTCCCATGATGCCCTCGAACCAACATAAGCCATGAGATCGACGGCATCACCAGTCAAATGTTTTGATCGCATTGTTTGGCTTGCACCTTTAGCAACAAGTTCCTTTTGTTCTTCCAAAGTTCTGAGTCCTTGAATCACTCCGAAATCAACGGTGGTGTGTTCTATGGCACTGGTGACAACAGCTACAAGTTCTGTCTTTACACCAGTTAATTTATCTTTACTTCTTTGTGAAAGTTTAAACATTATGTATCTCCTCCAAATAAACTTCTTCCTTTGTTTGGTAGTGCTATATTAACAGATGCATCTGCACCAGTTATTCCAAAGTTTCTAAACAATGTACCTCTTGTTCTTGGTCGAACACTAAAAGAAACTCTTGTTGGATCAGATGATCCTAAGTCCTCAGCTAAATTAAAAAAAGATGTTTGTGCTACATCTAATCTATTTGTACTACCACCAGAATTATACAGTATTCTGTTTGGTTCTGAGATATATGTTGAACTCTCTGGTGTTTTATCAACAAAACTTTTCAAAGAAAAAACTTCATCCTTATCTTGTGATGATGGCATTTCAATATAAATTATTTCTTGTGGTTGAAATACTTCAGCTGGTTTTGTCTTTGCAGTTTTTGTTTCAACAGGAATACCACTTCCACCTTGACCTGTACCAGTTCCCTCTGGATTTTTATAATACTTATCCCCTACTGTACCAGGTGATTTAGTAAGATAGGTTTCTTCTTGTTGTCTAAACTCTTCTTTTTGTTTAGCAGTTACTTTTGGTTTATCGTCTTTAGTCGTACCATCTGGTCTTACTTTGGGTCCAGCAGTCCCAATAGATTTGGTCAGACTTTTTTTTTCTTTTTCTCTAAAATTTTCTTTTTTATAGTCTTTGACAGTTTTTTTATACTGCCTCATCTTTGCTTCTTTTTTTTCACCGGGATCAGGCATTATTTCTTACCTCCAAAAAATTTAGTTGCTGATCTTATACCAAATGATGCAGCAATCACCACACCAAAAGAATATGTATACCATGCTGGAGCTTGTTCTAATGCTTGGAATCCAGCGAATGCCATCTGCCTTGTGTCATCATTAATAAAACAAAGAAGGAATGGTATGGATAGCAATATGGTAATCCATTCATCTTTCCAGCTAGATTGTGTAGCTTTGATAGCTTCCAAATCCCAGTCTATTTCACCAGTCAGTTGTTTCTTTTGTATTTCTGCTTTTACTTTTTGAGTTTGCACTTTGCCATCTACATAACTAGATGCCAATGAGCCTAAAGATTTAACGATTGTTAGTATCATTCTTTCTTTCTCCATTCATCCAGATTCCAAAGCAACCAGTTAAAGCACCCATACATACAGATACTAAACCACTTTGTTGTATTGTTGGATTGTCTAATGCCATATACCAATGCACACTTTGATAAGTAAGTATGGTAACAACAAGCATCATCAATCTAGGAAACACTTTATAATCATCTATAATAGTAGCTGGCATATATCCTCACTTAATAAATATCCATTTAGGTTCAAACCATGTACACCAAACATAAGATAAAAGTACAATAAAAACAAATATAATATCTTTTTCAGACATCTTGTTGCTTCTTTAACCAGATTGCAAAGAAAATTAAACCTATAATTGAACATAAAAGAACAATAATAAACACACCTTCGATAATCTTTTGTCTTAGTTCTTGTCTTTTATAGATTAACTCTTGTCTTTGCTTGCGTATCTTGCCTTCCATCTTGAGTAAATCATCCCAAGCTTTGACACCAAACTTAAACTTTACATACTGTTGTAATTCATATCGTTGCTTTTCTAAAGTTTTTTGAGCAACCAAACTCTTCATGGCAGCTTCTTCAACTGAGTCACCACTTAACATCTTTTTATAAAAGGGAGGATTCTTTGTAGATTTAACAGCTTGCTCTATATCAGAGCTAGCTTTCATCCATCTTGATAGATCACCAGACATACCTTCCAGGTCACGACCAATAGCAAATGCTTTCTTGATGTTGTTAAATGCAGCAGTCGATAGGCTAACTGCAGTAGCTATCGACGCTGGATCAAACATTACTTTTTCTTAGATGCCATTATCTTTCTTTTAAGACTAGCTGGCAAAGTCTTTTGTTTTTTAGTAAGACCATTCTTTGCAGGTGGTCTACCTCTTTTTGAACCATAGGTTCCTTTTCCCATTGGCATATTTTTCTCCTTTCTAACTAAATACTTTTGCACCACGAGGTGGTGTCTTTTCTGCTGCAATAGCATCATCAACTTTCTTCTCGTGGTAAGCTACTGTTTCATCACCCATTGTGGCTTTGATCCAAGTGATTAACTGTTCTTCTGTAACATCTTCCATCTTAATGAATGAACCACTAGCACGAGGTTTCAGACGTTGATGATCATAACGAGTTTTAGTTATACCATCTACAGTATCAGTTACTGTAAAATCAACATGGTCTATTTCATTAGCACCATTTGTTCCTGTAGTTTTATACTCGATCTTTTCTATCTTCCAAACTTTAGCCATTCTTATTCACCTCTTCTTCCATTTTTTTAGTAATGGTTTCTCTTGCTGCTTCCACTTGATCCATTTGAAAACGTAAAGTGTGTTCCTTCTTTCCAAGATCAACCAAATGATTCCAACAAGTTTTTGCTCTTTCAGATAAGTCAGCTACTTTGTATTGCTTATCTTTAAATGTTATTTCTGTGGGCTGTGTATTCTCTGTCATGTATTCTCCTATGAGGGTTTTGTAGGCATATCTACATCTGGAAAACCATCTACTGATGGTAAATCTCGAAGTTGTTGCCTATAGGTTGTGTATTTATTTTTGATTGCATCTGGAACATCTGGTAGCTGTGTCCAGTCTGTAGCAATTAATTCACCATCTCTT